TGTGACGGGAGGGGCTTCGGCCCCTCCCTTTTTTCTGGAGACACGATGAAAGTCGAAGTCGAAGTATTGAAAGACGGCAGCAAGCGCCTGATGCACCGCCAGCTGGCAAAGGTGCTGGTGAAGAAGGGGCTTGTGCGGATCGTCGAGGCGGAAGCCCCGGCCCCGGCTGCATACGAAACCCGCATGTTGCAGGCTGCGCCCTACGGCTACAAGGCCGATGGCACGCCGCGTATGCGTCCGGGTCGCCCATCGCGCGGAGACGCCTGATGAATTGGAATCCCGCTGACCTTGCGATGGCGGCAGGGGTTCGTCGTTATGGCGCGGATTACGTCAAAGAGTTGACTCCGGTTCCCGACTATCGCGGCGGATGGCGGCGGATTCTGGAACCGTATTCCGGAGCATGGCAGCAGAACGTGGAAGAGAAGCAATCCACCGTCCTGTGCTACCCCACGCTCTACGCCTGCCTCAATCGCATCTCGCAGGACATCGGCAAGCTGCCGTTCCAGCTGAAGTCGGTGGACAGCAACGGCATCTGGCAGCCGGTACAGAACGCGGCGTATAGCCCCGTACTGCGGAAGCCGAACCACTACCAAACGCAGCAGCAGTTCCGCGAGTCGTGGATTCTGTCGAAGCTGATTCAAGGCAACACCTACGCGCTGAAGGGGCGCGACAACCGTGGCGTTGTCACCAGCCTGTATATCCTTGACCCGTGCAACGTTGTCCCGCTGGTGGCCGATAGCGGGGACGTTTACTACCGGCTCAATTTCCCTACGTCCGCGAACCTGTTGCCGGAGAAATATCCGGGCAATGAATTGGTGGTGCCGGCGAGCGAGATCATCCACGACCGGCTGAACACGTTCCATCATCCGCTGATCGGCGTCCCGCCCCTGTGCGCGGCGAATATGCCCGCCTGCAAGAACCTCAAGATCCTCAAGGATGCGACCGCGTTCTTCAGCAATGGCGCGAACCCCGGCGGCATACTGACTGCGCCTGCGGGCATGTCCGAGGCTGACGCCGACGCCATCAAGGCGTACTGGAACACGAATTTCAGCGGCGACAACGCCGGCAAGGTCGCGGTGATCGGCGCCGACATGAAGTTCACCGCCTTTGCGTTCAAGGCGGCCGATTCGCAGCTGGTCGAACAGCTGCGTTACTCGGACGAGCAGATTTGCCAGCCGTTCGGCATTCCGCCGTTCAAGATCGGCATTGGCAGCATCCCGGCCGGTCTGGGCGTCGATTCGATCAACCAGCTGTATTACTCCGACGCGCTTCAGGCCCATATCGAGGCAATGGAAGCATTGCTGGACGAAGGGCTGGCGATTTCCCCGCCGCTGGGCGTGGAAATGGATTTGGAGCCGCTGCTTCGCATGGATGTGGGCAAGCAGACCGAAGTGATTGCTAAGCAGGTTGCCGGCAAGCTGATTACGCCGGACGAGGGCCGCAAGCGCCTCGGCTATGGCCCGACTGGCGGCGGCGACACGATCTGGGCGCAGCAGCAGGACTTCCCGCTGGCAACGCTGCGGGATCGGCTGCCGCCTGACCAAAAACCGGAGCCGGCCACGCCGCCTCCTCCCCCCGAACCATCGAGCGCGGCGAGCGACGAAAACAAGGCATTGGCCGCCGAGGTCTGGCAGCTGAAGGCCATCCAAGCGACGCGAGAGGCCCTGAATGCTTGACCCCGCAGAGTTCGGCAAGGCGATGGCCTCCATCGTCAAGGACGCCACGGCGACGCTCCTGAAGCGAATCGAGGAATTGGAGGCGCGGCAACCCGAGAAAGGAGAGAAGGGCGATCCTGGCGCCGATGCGCCGCCCGTAGAGATCGACGTTGCAGACGTGGTGAAGCAGCTTCTGGCGACCGATGCGCTGGCCCAGATCGTCGGGCTGGAAGTCGCGGCGCACCTTGAAGAAAACCCGCCCGCCGCCGGCAAGGATGGCGAGCGTGGCCCGCAGGGAGAGAGGGGGCTGGACGGAAAGGATGGCGCGGATGGTAACGACGGCGCTGGCATTGCCGATCTGATGATCGACCGCGACGGCGCTTTGGTTGCGAGCATGACCGATGGGCGCATGAAGTCGCTGGGCGTGGTCGTTGGCCGCGATGGAAAGAATGGCGAGCCGGGTAAGGACGGCCGCAGCGTGGAGGGCTTCTCCCGCGTCTACGCTCCGGAGACTCACGAAATCGTCGAACGCTGGAAGGACGCGAGCGGCGAGCAGGAATTGCGCTACCCGGCCGGCGGCATCCGCCACAAGGGATATTGGAATCCCGGCGTCAAGGCGACTGCTGGGGATTCGTGGACGCACAACGGCAACCTCTGGATCGCTGTGCGCGACACGGGCGCCGAACCTTCGACCGAATGCAAGGACTGGACGATTGGCGCCCGCAAGGGTCGTGACGGACGCGACGGCAAGGACGGCAAGCCGCCGCCGGGGCCGGTGAAGCTGTAATGGCAACCGATCTTGTCACCATCGCGGAAGCCCGCGCGCATTTGCGTCTGGACGCCGATAGCGGCGGCGGTGCGGACGATGATTGGCTGGCGATCTTCATCCCCGCCATTTGCGAATCTGTTTCGCTGTGGGTGAAGGACGACGCACGGCTGTATGTGCCGCTGATTGATTCGTCTGGCGAGGTCGTCCGCGATTCCTCGGGCGAACCCGTGCCGGACGAGCCGCTGGTCGTTCGTCCGGTCGTGAAGGCGGCGGTGCTGATCGAGCTTTCCAGCGCCTACCGATTCCGCGAGGGCGAGGGGCTGGATAACGTCGTGACGCCGGATGCGGGCTACGGCTACACGCTCAACAAGGCATCGACCGCGATGCTAACCGCGCTTCGCAAGGGCACGGTGCGCTAATGCCTGCGGTAGCCTCCGGCGACCTGCAACATCGCGTGCAGCTTCAGGAAAAGTCGCGCACGCAAGACCCGCATACCGGCGAAATGCTGGATACATGGGTCACGATAGCCGAGGTCTGGGCGCAGGTTGTGCCGCTATCCGGCCGAGAGTTTCTGGCCTCTGCTGCCGAACAGTCGGAGGTCACGGGCCGCATCGTGATCCGCTACCGGGACGACGTGGACGCGACCAAGCGGTTCGTCTATCGGGGCAAGTGGTACGCGATCAAGGCGGTGCTGCCGGACATGGAATCCGGGATCGAGCATTTGACCTGCATGGTGGGCGAGGGCGTTAGACTAGACCAATGAGCAAAACCCTGCATATCGCCTGCGATTCTTGCAAAAAGTCTTTGTGGGTGGGTCAACTGTCTAACAGCAGAGGGTGGTATCTCTATACCGGAGAGTCAGAGACGATGGACGCTCTCAATAAGTTCATCAATGACCATATCGGCCACAAAATCCAATTCGATGACTGTGAAAAGTTTGATTCGTGGTACGAAGATATAACGGATTATCGAGAAGATTAATAGCAACGGCGAGGTTGCGATGAAAGCAAGTGAGGTTAGGAAGGAGGGGTACTACTGGTATTTCAATTGCGGAGAGTGGGGGATCGTCAGTTTCTATGAAGGATTCTTTCACTACGGCGATGGCAGCGGTGAGTCAGTCCAGAAGCTGCATCACGACTACGAAGTAATTGGGCCGATAGAGCCGCCTGAAAATCCATAATGACCACATGGGCATTGCTCGCGCCGGGGCCATCCGCTTCGGCGGAGCTTGCCGAGCGGGTTAGGCATCTTCCAACCGGGGCAATCGGTAACGCATTCCAGCTAGTTCCGTGGGCGCGATTCATCGCTGCCAGCGATGCGGCGTGGTGGCGGAAATATCCCGAGGCCAGGGGATTCCCGGAACGCTACGGGATGATGCCGATAGACGACGTGGAGCGGGTCAATGTCCCATCGGTCGGGTCGATCACCAATTCCGGCGTGCTAGGGCTAGAGGTCGCCAAGCTGAAAGGCGCGACCCGCATTCTGCTGCTGGGATTCGACATGCACGGCGCGCATTTCTTCGGCGCGTACACGAACGGGCTGCGTAACACGAACGAAACCCAGCGCCTGTCGCACATGCGGCAGTTCGCGGAATGGGGCAGGGCGAACAAAGGGGTCGAGGTCATCAATTGCACGCCGGGTTCTGCCCTGACGTGTTTTCCAACGGCGAGGTTGGATGAAACAGGCATATTTGAACCTGCGGCTCACGAAGCCGGACAGGGTGGAAGCGTTTGCACGGGGACTGCGGCTTAACGGCTACAAGGTCATCCCCGGCCACACGATGACACCGGGGCCGCAAGATATTTTCGTGACGTGGAATCGCATCGGCATCGGCGCATCCGCTGCCCGCGCGTTCGAGTCCGCAGGTTGTCCGGTGTTGGTGGCCGAGAATGCTTCGTGGGGCAACGACTTCGCCGGCAACCGCTGGTATCACATTGCCCGGAATCGCCATAACACGGCGGGACGATTTGAGTTCCGGGGGCCGGAACGCTGGGATGCGCTGGGGGTCGAATTGGCCACGTGGCGCACGGAAGGCGAAACGGTGATTCTGGCGCAGCGGGGTATCGGAGCCGCACCGACCGCCATGCCTTCCCAATGGCCTCAGGGGGCGCAGGCGCGCTATGGCGGCAGGATTCGCAGGCATCCCGGTACGCGCCCCACAACGGCGCTCAGGGACGATCTGGCCCATTGCGGGCGCGTGGTGACGTGGGGCAGCGGCGCGGCCTTGCAGGCGCTTCTCTGGGGCATCCCGGTGGTGTCGGAAATGCCCGACTGGATCGGCGAGCAGGACAACACGGACGAAGGCCGGCTGGCGATGTTCCGGAGGCTGGCCCACGCGCAATGGACGATGGAAGAAATCTCCGAAGGGTTGCCGTTCCGGAGCCTGCTATGACTCGGGAATGGGTACTGGAACGGTTCTTCCTGATCGCGGAAACGGACGAAGGGTTTGAGGTTCAAGACCCGCAGACCGGCGGGAGCTATTTCATCCCGAGGTCGGCATGAACCTGCTGGTCACCGGCAAGGGCGGCAAGTCCGGAAGCTGGGCCATGCGAGGCGAACAACTCGGCGCGGCGATGGGCGCGACGGTGCAGGCCAACGCAACGACCCCCGGCGACTTGACCATCGTGGTCAAGCGCACCCCGTCTGCGGTGATTGCAGGGCTTCGTGGTAAACGCTGGGTCTGGGACATCGTGGATGCCTACCCGCAACCGCTGTCCTACCAGTGGACGCGGGATGAAGCGATCGGCTGGGTGCGCGGGAAGATCGCGTCGCTGAATCCGACCGCGATCATCTGGCCGACCCGGAAGATGCGCGAGGACTGCGATACCGGACTACCCGGCATCGTGCTTCCGCACCATCACCGGATCGGAATTGAACGTAACCCGATCCGCGAAACGATCAAGCGCGTGGGCTACGAAGGCTCGCCGGGCTATCTCGGGCAATGGGAGAGGGTGGTCCGGCAGGAATGCCAGCGGCGGGGCTGGGAGTTCGTGGTGAATCCCGAACGCCTGGCCGACGTGGACGTGGTACTGGCGCTTCGTGACTTGGGCGGCTATGTGGCCCGCCAATGGAAGTCCGGCGTCAAGCTGGCGAACGCACACGCAAGCGGCACCCCGTTCGTGGGGCAGCCGGAGTGCGGGTACACGGAGAACGCCAGCGGCGCCGAGTATTGGGCCGAGGACGCGCACAGCTTGTCCATCGCGTTCGATTGGCTGAAGGATCAAGGCGGACGCGAGGCGATTTCGGATCGATTCGTGCAGCGGGCCTATCCGGTCGAACGGGCGGCTCAGGATTTGAAGGAATGGCTGCATGACCTCGGATAGTCCGGTCGGCTTGGCGCGGTTCGCGGAGAAGTGGCCGCCGCGCAAGGGGCGGGCGCTGGTGGTTGGAAGCAAGGTTTACGGCAAGAAGCAGGATCGGCGCGAGCTTTACAAGAAGGCGGTCGGGCTTGACCTGTTTCCCGGTGAAGGCGTGGACATTGTTCACGACCTTGAAAGCCCATTGCCGGATGAACTAGGGAAGTTCGCGCACGTCGATTGCGTTTCGGTGCTGGAGCATGTGCGCCGGCCGTGGCTGATGGCCGCGAACATCGAGACGGCATTGATGGAAGGCGGGACGCTGCTGGTCTGCGTCCCCTTCGTCTGGCG